CCTCAGTTCCAATAGCTTCAATAGTTTTGATTGCATGGATAAGCGTGGTTACTCCTTCTGGTGGGTTTACATTAAGTAGTAAATACGCCTGTAGTTTGTTCCAGTCTTCGTGTGATGTTATTGCCGCGCATAGGGATTTTACTTTTTCTGTTGTCATGTTTGTGTTGGTGTTTCTTCCATCTCAACTTCTTCGGTAGCTTCTGGAGTTTCGACTTCCATTTCTTCAGTTTCTTCTGGCTCCTCTTCTTCCATTTCTGGCTCTTCCATCTCCGGTTGCTCTGCTTTCGTCTTACCTTTGGTCTTCTGAATCTCAGCACGGGCTTTAGCCTTCTGAAGCGCAAGTTGGGTGATGCCCTGTTCCTTGCGTTGCTCTGTGCGTTGAGCGTGTGAGATAGAAGCCTTACCAATCGAGATGTCAGCGAGCTTCTTCTTTGTATCAATCTCAATGCCAGACTTAGCAGCGAGGTATTGGAGTTTGATGTCTTCTTCGGAGTTAGGTTGATTTTTAGCAGCTTCAGCTTCCGCCATCTCAGCATAAACTTGCTGGATTTGATCTGCCATTACTTGAGCTTCACCCATGCCTTGCATGAATTGTTTCAAGAAGTCCTGCTTCGATGGGTCTTGGGATATGAACTGAACATGGGCCATGATGTGACCACCCTTGAATTTAATCGAACGAACTGCAAGTGATAGGTCTTCAAGTTTTGCCTGACCAGATTGAATGGCTTGCATATTAGTTTGCAAGTGCAACATCAAATCTTGTATATGTCCTTCAGCGTGTTCAATATGTGGATCAGTTGGCAGAACAGGGAAGTTTGCTGGATTAACAAACGCATCAGTCATACCAGCATTTTCAAATCCAATGATACGGGTAGTATCGTCGATCTTGCTTGTCTTAGTATTGCGGTAGCGAGCCACGTTGTCTCGGCCCGATAGCGCGGCAATTGCATCTTTAACTGCATTCTCCTGCCCTTCGTTTGCTGGAGTGATTGCTGTGATCTGCAATAGCTTCTCTGCCGTGATAAGTTTGAACGATGGGCTACCTGCTCCGTTGATGAGGTTGGAACGGATGCTTGTGATGTTCTTCCATTGCGCGGCTTCTTTAGGAGTGCCGAGTTCTTCAAGAATCTCATAGAACTTCTTAACATACTCGTATCCATCATCGCTGGATTTGGAGCTTACGAAGCGTTTGTAGAGTTGTTTGAAGTAAAGGGTTTGGCACTCGTTGAATCGGCGAATTTGAGTTCCAGATAGTTTAGCTGACTCAGCGGCATCAAGTTCTGCTTCGCCTTTTGTCCTCTGCTTTCCTCCAGCGGTAGGAGCGTTGATACGATACTGCCCCATGCCCCTATACATATCTCCCATGAAGAACTGCATGAAGCTCATGCTTTCTGCTACTGGAAGTTGGAATCGGTTCTGGATGAACTTTGCTCCATCTGGCATTACGCTGATAGGCAACCATTCCATCTGCTTGAGCATCTTGGTTGCGTCTGGCCCTTGTCCTTCGATCATCAACATGGAATTGAGTCGAACGGCATCAACCAGCGAGTTCATTGTGAAGTCATACTGACGGCAAGCAACGAACGCCGATTCTGCTTGGCTCTTGATGTCTTGGAAAAGTCCGCTACCAACTGAGTCGGTAAGCATATACATGATCTCATCCCATGAATCGAAAAGTCCAATCTTGAGCATCATAAACCCGTGTTGGGTTCTAATGTCATCTTCGCTAATCTTGCCTGCTCCTTTGATGTTGGAGTTGATGTAATCGGAGATTGGCTGGTAGTCTTGAAGGATAATCGCTTTACTGATCTTTCCATCGAACTCCCTCCAGTAAACTTCGTAGAGGTCGATCTTTTGGTTGACCGATAGTGACCAGTTGAATCCAGATTCGCTGATCGTGCGGAAGAAGTCTTCGCGGGTCTTGCGGTGGTTGCTGAAGGCGCGGTGGAATCGGATAGCGTCAATTGCTGCGTCCACATTCCATCCCATGGCTTCTGCCGCTGCACGATTCTCAATCTTCTTGTAGAGTTCGTATGGAGTCAAACGGACACGGCGAACAAACTCCTCAAGGTTGCAGAAGTCGATCCTAATGTCGTCTGGAAAGAGAAGGTCGGAGAGGAAAACGTGTTCTGGCATCCATCCCATTGGTGAATCCCACATTCCGATGCCTTTTCCATACAGCAACATTTCCTCAAGGTCTTGCTCTGTATTGTAGAGGTATCCGGGCCATTCGCGGATTGCTTGGTCAAATGCTTGGGAAATGTTTTCGGAGTTAACGAGTCGTTCTTTTTCATTTCCAAATTTGCTCTTGATCGTGCAGCAAGCCTGCCGCTCGGTGATTACATCGTAGTAACTGGACTTCTGGTTATCAACGATGAATGCAAGTTGTCCGTAGTTTACGTCAGATTGCCAAGGCAGTCGCTTTTCAGCTAATTTACTATACCCTGTAGGCGGAAAAGATTTATAGGCTTTATAGATACGGATGCGCTTGTTCTCGCGCCCTATGTTAGCAAGTCGAAGATGATTTGCTATGTTCCAGCAATGCGAGGCATTGGAGATTCGTGTTTCTGGTGGTTTGCCGTCTTGATCTAATACAGCAAGTGAGAAGTTGTCGTTACCTACGGATAGCATAATAATTAGACTTTTATCGTTTACGATAATTTATTCAAGGCATTTCTTCGCTTGTTACATGAAGAACATCCGCGAGCTTTATGCTCAAGTTTAGTTCCTAAAACCTTATCAGTAGCCGCTGCTACAGTGTGGATAGCTTGGGCAATACGATCCCCAAGTCCATCAGCATACCAGCAACGATCACTTGGTTGACGCTGGCAGATTTGATCTTCAACCATCTGTTCAATGTTGCTTGGCAGTTCAACTCCGTTTGAGCGATAATCCTTCTGGATATTCTGCATCAAGCTACTCCATGTGCTTCCGTAAACAATAGCAGGGAATGTGAGTTTATCGCGCTTGATCTCATACTTCCAGTAAAAGCCACCGACTGGAGCGAGGTTTTTGTTTTTCAGTTTCATCTTGCCTTTCGACGGAAAATATATTTTCTTATTGATATGTCAAGAGTTTTTTCTTCCAACAAGGGTATTCAAAAATATGGGATGAAGTTTCCAGAAAACATGGACGAACTTGGGATAGAACTTTATTGCTATGCAATTTCCCGTGGAGAGTATGGAAAAGAATACTGCGTTAAGCACAATATTAACCTAACAGATTTTAAATTACTCTCTCCATCTGAACATTTCCTTAATGCTGTGAAACTTCAATGGCCGACTGAGGTTTCTATCTACAGTCGAGGATATACGAATACTCAGTTGGTTAGGACACTGGATGAGTTATGTTCTAATACTGACATCTGTTTAGCAGGCGCGGCTTCGATGGGTAAGTCGTTTCCAGTTGCACTTTGGATTTATCTTGATTGGTGTTCTGCCCCACACTGCACTTCTTCTTGGGTTGCTACAACTACTCTTGGTGCATCTGAAGATCGTATCTGGGGTATCATCTCTAAACTATGGAAGTCTGCCAGTGTTCAGTATGGTAAGTTGATCGACTATCGTCACATGATTGTTTGGGGAGGTGCATCGAACGACGAAGATAAAGATTATCGTAATGCGATAAAAGCTCTCGCCTTTCAGTCCGGTAACGAGGGTCAGAAGGCTATTGATACTACCCGTGGTCGTAAGAATGATCGTGTTCGATTGGCACTTGATGAGTTGCCCGAAATGGAGTTAGGAGCAATCACTGCTCGCGTTAACCTTTCAGCAAATAACGATATTACATTTATTGGTATCGGAAACCCGTCAGCAGGCGACAACCCACACACTCGTTGGGCTATGCCTAAAGGTCATTCTAACTTCGATTCAGTCAATCCAGACTTAATGAAGTGGGAAACGGAGACTGGCGTTTGCTTGTTCTACAATGGCATGAAGTCACCTAACTTCGATGCTCCTCCCAATGAACCATCTCCATTCCCGTTCCTTATGGATCGGAAGAAACAGGAGATCATGCTCAAACAATGTTATGGGGACGAGAATGCTATCGACTATGTTCGTAATGCTATTGGTTGGTGGCCGAAGACTGGTTTTGCTCAGACCATTCTTACCGCTGATCTCATTCGTAACGCTGATACCAACGAAGAACCACTTTGGGATTCTGAAGGATTTACTAAAGTAGCAGGATTCGATACTGCATTTACAGTTGGTGGAGATAGGTGCGTTCTGACCATCGCCAAACTTGGGTATGTGCGAGGGACTCGCAATCGTGTTATGTGGTTAGAGAGTCAGAAGGTAATCCAACTTTCTGCAAATGCCGCTGCTGAGTTTGAAATCCAACTTGCTACTGAAGTTGTTAATTATTGCCGTGCGGCTGGAGTGCAACCATCCAAGTTTGGTATGGACGTGTCTGGTGATGGTGGACGAGTTGGACAAGCTATCATTCGTGAGTGGCTACGCTTTGACTCTTCTGGAGCCGCCATTGCCCTTATCTCATCTATGGGTAAACCTACTGACCGAATCGCAGCAGAGGTTGATAAACGCCCGTGTAAGGATGTTTATGATAGGTTGGTGTCTGAGTATTGGTATTCGGCCTATCATGGATTCAAAAGCAGAGTTATCTTCGGTGTCAGTCCGTCCGATGAACTGGCGCGGGAACTTTGTATTCGCAGATACACGATTAAGTCAAAAAAGATTTCTGTAGAAACCAAAGATGACTTCAAAGGTAGAACAGGATTCTCGCCCGACTTGGCTGACGCATTCCTATACTGTCTTGAGATGGCGCGGCGTAATGGACTTGTTTTTATCGGAAACGATAAACCAGTTCCAACTAACAGATTTTGGGCGCGGGATGAGGTATCAATTGATACCACCCAAGACGATGACTACGGATCAGACGATAACGGAGATTGGTAAAATGGAGGCCGGGTTAACTCAGCATTATTGATGCCCACAGGTGATCGTTTCTGTCGCTTGCATCTCAGCCGCCGACCATATAAATTAGAACCCTACCCCGAAGCGTCCTTCGGTTTCATCTGTCAATTCAGAATGTCATGTTGCGCACCGACTATTAAGAAGGAATTAGCGACCCATTGGGAAGCCAGAGGCGTGACGGGTAGTTTCAAAGATCAATCAAGAATACCTTCAAGTTCCAAGGTATTCGCTACTTCTTCTGGAACTACAATACGAATCATCTTCTCCCCGTCAAGGAAACCAAGTGTTTCTTTCACGCGAATATCGCTTTTGCTTACCCAACATTGGTTGAACCTCTGCCTAAACAGAATCTTCAGTGGTGTATCGCTTACTTCAGTTCCCTCGCAGATGATGCGGGATTCAAACGTTGTATTCATAAATTAAATAATTGTTCTCTCTGGCCCATGCAGGGTTGTCGTGAATGTAGGTATGACATTTTCTACAGACTGCCATGAATGATTCTTTTTTACAAAGGTTCTTGCCCCTGCCCTTTTTGTGGTGAATGTCAGTTGCATACATCCCACAAACTTCACAGGCGTAATCTTTTTCTTCAAGGTATTCTTTTCTAACTTGTCTATAAGACTCATTCCTTTGTTTGCCCCTTTGAGAAAAGGTATTTAGTTTTCCTCCGCGCTTTTTGAAACCCGTTTTTGCTTTAAGTGGGGTTTTTCTTCGTAGCATAGTGCGATTACTTTCTCTACTTGTTCTTTCTTTAGGATGCTCTTGGAGTTTACTTCGATCTGGTTGATGAGTGATCCAGTCACGCCGATCTTCTCTCCAAGCTCTCGGACAGTCAACCGCAACATCCTGCGTGTCTCACGCAACTGGGTGGCGAAAGTTTTCCTCCCGATAGAACGAACCATGCGTGATTGCTCGTAGGCAGTCATGCAGGACTCATATGCGTCTTCTAAAGGATGTCTCATTTCCAGAAAAAATAAACCAAGACTATTGACAAGTCAACACTTTTTTGATACTATGATTGCTTATGGATAACACAAACCCAATGAATAAATTAAACCCGAAACTTCAAGAGTTGATAGCCAGCGTAAGGAAGACAGTTTTAGTTACAAATATGTCTCTCGCTACCGCACTTGAAACTTCTTTCATGGCTACCTACGAAAATAAAAATGGCATCTGCTCTATTGCAATGAGGAAAGATAACACAGCTATCATGCTCGCCAATGGAACTAAAGGAGATGTAGTTTACAAATGTGATTTCATTATCAACGGAGAAGGTATCGGTGAACGCCGCGCCATCTTCCAATGCGAAGACGCAGAGAGTGCAGAAGAGATTTACGAACTACTCAACGACAGGATGTATGCTTGGTCAAATGGTGAGATCAACGAAGTAGGTGTAGACTAATTATCGGAACCGATAAAAAAGATGCTTGACATAGAATACAACCTGTAGTAGTTTTCAGTCGTGCGAGAAAACTTGCGCCGTCTGCGTGAAGAACAGACGAGAATCAGAAGTAATAAATTGAAATCAAAATATCACCCACTCTTTAGTAGATATTCTTCACCCGTCATTTCGCCGGACTTCTGCTGCTAAAGAGGGGGTGGCCTTTTCTAAAATGAAAAAAACAAACATTTACGGATTTCAAAATTATTCCGTAATCCCCGTGGAAATCTTAACCGACTCTAATTTGTCTTTAGCAGCAATTGGAATGGCGGCATATATAACTTATGAATATCAAACACTGAAAATGCACAAAGATGCAGATTTATTTTTTGATAGGATCACTTTGGCTAAAGGATATTTTCAAGGCACAACTGCATATAATGAACTCGTAACCGCTGGTTATATTCCTGATTTTTTAAAGGAAGGAATTGAACTATGAGCGTTAGAATAATGTCAGAGGTCTTTGAGCGTAGTAAGACCCAAGGTAACGCGAGGTTGGTGCTTTTGTCTTTAGCTGACTCATGCAACGACGATGCCAGTTGCTGGCCGTCTATTCGTAAGATTGCAGAGAAGGCTAACATTTCAGAACCTATCACGAAGAAGTATCTGAATGCCCTAATCCAACTCGGAGTTATCACGCGAGATGAGCGCGAGGACTTTTCTGGAAGGCAGACATCGAACCTTTATACGATCATTGTTGAGAAGATTGGTGATGATGAAATACCGAAATCTGTGCTTCAACAAGTCGTATCACCAAGCCGAGTCAAATCAGTTGAGGGGGTAACCAAGGTTAATCTGGGGGTGGGTAACCCTGTGCAGAGGGTGGTGGGGGTAACTCCGGTTAGTCTCCCTATAATGAACCATCATAAGGAACCGAAAATAGAACCATCAAGGGAAAGTTCGGCAGTGGCCTCACATTCCTCAGTTGAATTGAATCAACCAAATCTATTCCCGACTAACCCAAGTGAAGCTAACGCTTCGGGTTCGGCTAACGCCAAACTGAACTCTGCCGATGGCAATGGACCTT